TATCTATTTATTATTGCGAGCCAGATTGACCCATACGGGCCTTATTGGGAGCGTATAAGCCGTAATCCTCGCTATGTATATGCCAACGCTAATATCTACACAGATTCGCTAATAAGGGGCTGCGACTATCTCGTATCTCTTAGCTCGTGCGAAAGTTGGGGCTATTCGATTCGTGAAGCTTTAGCTAACGGAGTGGCCGTGATTGGCTCTAAGGGAGTGCCAGAGATTGAGCGAGTGGTAAAGGACGGCATGAACGGCTATCTAATTGACAGAAACTTAACAGATGTCGATAGCGAGAAGATAGACAAGATTTTTGACAAAGTGCCTGTGCCAGCATGGCATATAGACAAGCTAGTAGATAAGAGATGGCTCGATTTATTCGAGGGGAGGTTATAGATGGCAAGAACATACACTATAGAGCAGATTCGGGAGTTTATCGCTTGCCCAGAGCTAGGCGATGACCATTACGGCAAGTGGGGAGCTATGACCAGAGAGCAAAGGCTAGTAATGAACGACCTTATAGAAATGGCCAAAGAATACTACGCAAGTTTTATGCAAGCCAGAGCGAACGCTCGCAGAGGCACAGAAAAGGTATATATAGACCCGAAGTTTGCGACAAGCAAAGAAGATATGGAATATATACCGACATTTAGATTTATTGAGGAGGTATAGATGGACGAAGAAACAGCGGCAAAGATTCGCAAAGAAGACAACTTATTAAGGAGCAAACATGAAGATTAAAAACTGGTTTATTCTAGCAGGCGGAAGCGCAACACGATGGCAAGGCTATCAAGGCGAAAAGAACAAATGCTTTGTAAAGATTGACGGAGAGCGCCTTATTGACCGCACGGAGCGACTGCTAAAAGAGAACGGCATAACTAATATCGAGATAGTTTTAGAGGGCTACAACAGCAAACGAGAGGCCTTTGAGGGTATCGCAAGAAAGAGCAAGGGAGCTTTTGGTATATTGCTAGGCGATTGCTACTATACCGAGGCAATTATTAAAGATGCCGTGAATCGTGATGTAAAAAGCTGGAAGCATTACTACTGCCCACACGGCAACCCCTGGACTGGTTGCCCATGGGAGGAGGGATATATCCATCTAGTGCCGCAGCGCAAATGGTGGCTAGATAAGATGACCGAGTTTAACAAGAAGTGCGAATCTGGCGAGATTGAGTTTAAGAAAGACTATCAGATAGACCGTTACTTGAGGGGCTTAGGCCAAGACGATTACAGGCCGAACGAGCTAGACGAACACGATATATACTGGTGCGATGAAACGGACGATCTAGACTATCCGAACGACTACGATATGTTTATGGCAAGGCACGAAGCCAACAAGCGTGGCGAGCGCCAAGACAAGCTCTCAATCATTATTCCGAACTGGAACAACGGCAAACATATTGGCAGACTACTAGAGAACCTAACAAGCCAAAAGGTAAATGTGGATAGGCAAGTAGAGATTATCGTTATAGATGACGGCTCGACAGACAACTCAAGAGAGGTTATAGAGAAGTTCGGCCTAGTGCGCCATATATACCAGCCAAACAGAGGCGTATCAAACGCTCGAAATGTTGGCCTAATGGCAAGCACAGGCAAGTATATAACCTTTATAGATTCAGATGACAATGTAGAATCTGGCTATATCCGCACGGTCTTTAGCGAGATGGATAGGGGCTACGATTACTGCGTATTCCCATGGATTGACGACAAGAGCGGCGATACAAAGTTTCTATTCTTCGATCTAGTCGGCAACGCTGCTGTATGGGCTTATGCGTTTAACTGGGATACTATTGGCGACAACCGCTTTAGAGAAGATTGGAATGTGGCCGAAGATTTAGACTGGTTGCAGCGTGTCGTAGTGCCTGGCAAGAACAGAGGACTATCCGACAAGCCTATCTATCACTACGATTGGAACGCTAACCCCGATTCGCTATGCAAGCGCTTTAATAGGGGCGACATTAAAAAGGAGCGCTAAAATGGCGAAGAAAGATAACATCGAGCTAGTTATACCAGAGCAATATCAAGAGCTATTCCAGCCGAGCAAACAATGGCGACATCTTATATACAAGGGTGGCCGCTCGAGCGGTAAAAGCTATCAAGTGGCGCTCTCAAGGCTTATCCTAGGCTCACAGAAGAAGCTTAGAGGCCTCTGCACTCGTGAATACCAAAACTCTATGGACGACTCAGTAAAAGCGCTCCTAGCCGACCTGGTGGCCAAATACGGCCTAAATGATTGGAAAGTGTTAGACAAGGAGCTGCGCAATCTTCGCACAGGCTCAGAGATTCATTTTAAGGGCTTGCATAACAACGAGCAGACTATCAAATCTTACGAGGGCGTAGATTGGTGCTGGGTAGAGGAAGCACAAAGCGTATCGGCGGACTCAATTCACACGCTAGTTCCTACGATTCGCAAAGAGGGTAGCCAAATTATATGGACGTATAACCCGCTAACAGAGAACGACCCAGTAAAGACAGAGGTCGAGGACAGATACAAGGCTCGTGGCACGGCGTTTGTGTGCCATATCAACTCGGACGATGTAGAGGAGCTTTTAAGCCCAGAAATCATCGAAGAACGAGAAGCTATGCGTGTAGATAATCCCGACTTATTCGCACATGTATGGCTAGGACAACCGCTAACAAGCAAAACAGGCTCTGTATTCGGCAATCAGCTCGCAAGGGCAGAAATGGACGGCAGGATTGGCCGAGTGCCTTACGATGCAAGCGCTGGCGTTTATGCGGTGTTTGACCTAGGTATTAGTGACTCTACGGCTATATGGTGGTTCCAGATGATAGGCCGAGAAATCCATCTTATCGACTACTACGAGAACTCTGGCGAAGAATTAGGCCATTATATCTCAATGCTACACAACAAAGGCTACAACTATACAACTATCTATCTTCCGCACGATGCCAAACAGCGAGAACTTCAGACGGGCAAGACAAGGGTCGAGTTCTTCGAGGATAACGGCTTCCATAATATCGAGGTATTGCGCCCGACTAACTTCAACTTAGGCGATGACGATATTAACTTGATCGCACGCCCAGCCTTTAGCCGTGTATGGATTGACCGAGAGAAGTGCCAGCGTGGCCTAGAGTGCCTAAGAGCCTACCATTACGAGTATGACGAGAAAAACAAGCTGCTTAAAAGCAAGCCGGAGCATGATTGGTCTAGCCACGCCAGCTCTGCCTTTATATACGCCATGATGGCGGCCACAGAGTGCAGCGAAGAAGCTCAGCAGATAAATATCAAGTTCAAGACATACACGCCAAAAGCGTTTAGAAAAAATAGCGAAAATGACGGCAAATGGTGGTAAAAAATCAAATGTGTTATATTAAAAGTAATTGGCGTTGCGTAGATGGACACAATGGCTAAGAAGCCTACCACTACGACAAAAAAAGACAATCCAGTCCTCTCTCGATTCTTGAAGTATTTTACTGACTCTTGGACTTATGCGCAGCAAAACTATCACCAGACTTGGGAGCGCAACTGGAAACTCTATAGAAACATCAGAACAGAGAAAAATCACCCTGGAAATATTGAGTGCTTCGTGCCGATGGTAAATAGCACGGTAAATACTATCGTAGCAAGCTTATTTAACTCAAATCCAACAGTTAAATATATCCCTAACCGTGCAGACCAGACCGAAGAAACGGACATTTTGAATGATGTCTATCAGGACTTTGCTCGCCGTGATGGCTGGGCGCTCAAAAACAAGATAAATGGCCGTCAGGGCGTTATTACTGGCAACTATTTTGCTTATTACGAGTGGCAACCAGACGATGCAGGTGGATTCGTCCATAAAGAGATTATTCCTATCCGTGATGCAATTTTAGACCCAAATGCTCACAATATCGCAGATGCCAAATATGTAGGCCGTAGATTCTTCACGAGCAAGAAAGAGCTAGAAAATACCCTTATCTACAACCCAGAAACGGGCAAAATGGAGAAAAGGTATAAAGACCTTGAGAATGTCGCAGAAAACGCCACAGACGGCGGATTAGACGCTCAGAGCGACAAAGCTATCAAGGATACTGCTCTTGGCTCTGTATCACCAGACAAAGGCCAACAGGTCGAAGTTATTGAAATCTGGACTCACGAAGAAGTATGCGTGATCGCTAACAGAATTACAGTTATCGAACACAGAGAAAACCCATATTATGCGCTGAATAAAGCCAAATACGAACAGCGCAAGCTTGAGTGGGGGCTAGAACGCTTGCAAAAACTCCAACAGACCGCAGGCGCAGAAGACATCGGCGAGTTTAGCGAGGAGTTTAATCGCAAGAACGCTGGTATTATCCCCTTCGCTCATGGCTGCGACTACCCAGATGTATCGCTTATCTATGGCTCAAGTGATGTAGATATTATCGCTAACGAGCAAGAGCTTCTAAACACGCTTACAGAGCTTAATATTGAAGCTCTGCTATTCCAGCTATACCCAGAACGCCGTATTGACCCTAAATTCGCAGGCAAGCTCGACAACCTCGACCCAATGCCAGGCAAGGTATATCCACTCCCAGCTGGCGCTATGGACTGGAACACGCCGCCAGCAATCCCAACCAACGCTTTTGCAGAGCGTAACAACATTAAGGGAGAAATACGAGAGAGCGCAAGCGTATCAGAGATTAGCAAGGGCATTACAGCCACCGACAGCACGACAGCGACCGAAATTAAGGCTATGCTCGGACAGGCAGATATTCGTATCAGAGAAAAGGCTGACAACCTCGCACAAGGCTTCTTTATGCAAGAGGCTACTATCGTCTTCAAGTTATTGAAGCTTTACGCAGACGATAGCTATATGATTCGCAAGGTAGGCGAGGACGGCGTTAGCTTTGAAAATGTCGAGATGAGCAAGTTTATCGGCGATTATACGCCAATGGTTACACTCGATGTCCAAGCACAGCTCGAAAAGAGCGAGAAGCAGGAAGCTTATACAAATGCTTATCAGATGATTATCGCAGACCCTACAAACAACTTGCAGGAAGCTAAACGAATCATGTATCCGAAGATGATGCCAGACTTATCGCAGGAAGAAATAGCGGCAATTATAACGCCAGCACAGCCACAAC